CAGGATAACTTGATCTATCCATGGCAAAAGCTAGAGCTATACCTTCATCCATGTTAGCTTTACGGCACGCCATATAAACCTCATTGGCTGCAATTGCCCAAAAGTCTAGCTTGGTCAATACGGGTTCTTTAGTTGTCCTACGCCTTTTTTTTACAGGCTTTTTGCGTTTGCGTGTGGTTGCCATAGCATAAGTCTAAATCACAGGATGCCCGAAATTGCTCGGTGCACGCCCTCTTCTAAACTTATTTTTGGTGTGTAGTAATCACTCATGACTGTTGGGTTGCCGACCCGGTAGGCCACGCCTGCCGGCTTATCGGACAAAATATTAAACTTAGGCATCTTGTCTATACCTAAAGTCTTCAAAGCCATTTGAGCTAGATCAAGAAAAGTAGTCGCTCTGCCTGTACAAAGATTAACTGTTTGATTGCAATTGTTTTGCACCATTGTGATTACAGCATCTACGACATCATCAATGTGTATAAAGTCCCTGGTGGTAGTTGCACGCCCCCAGATGTCAAAGGGATTTTTGTTCATTATTGCTCGTTGTATTATTGATGGGAAGGGGTAGGTCATGTCTTGGTCAGTGCCGTATCCGCTAAATGGTCTAAGCACTAAGACCTGAGTCCCGGCATCTCGCAGGTAACCCATCAATGTCTCACCTGTCAATTTAGCCCACCCATAACTCATATCCGGTGCACCAATTTTTTTAAAGTTTAGGTCTTTTTCTTTCAGCTTATGTTTTTTAGACAAGGTTTGCAGCTCTATTGGATAGGCGGCGGAAGAGCTAAAATAAACTACATAGGGCTGCTCTGTGACCAGGCACCAATTGGCAAACTCAGCATCAATGGCAAGATCTACAGCTAAACTTAAAGGTGCATTTTCTATCTGTTGCCTGCCCCCTACAATGGCTGCAAGGTGTATTACTAAATCATATTGTTTTTTTTCTAGCCTAAAAAAATCCCTACAGTCTGTACCGTTCTTAAGATCTACTAAGGTTAATTGTGCGTAGGGTAAGGCTCTTCTAAAGGCTCTGCCGACAAAACCATGAGAGCCTGTGATCAATACTCTCATTTAAGTTTATTAACAATATCTGCGTACTCTTGAGACCTTAAGTATTTTTGTAGAGTTAGCAGATCCTCTTCATACCATTTTGGTTGATTGACCCTTGTATAACCTTCATCCATCTCGGCTTTACCAGCTGCAGGGTGCAGATGTTCAATAACCACATCTGGTAAAAAAATTAGACAATCTAAGTCAATGCCTAATTGCTTTACAAAGTTATCAAAATATAGATGCTTGCAACCAGGGAAGGTCATGCCCCTCAGCTCTTCAACAATATCCCTAGTCATTGCATAAGCTGTAGGCAGGTTTTGACCCTGTAGTAAATCATCACCATAGGCAATGCCTGTCTTGCCCATTAACGCTTTTTGTAAAGCTTTGTCCCAATCAGCCGATCTAGGCAGGTGATCATCACCCATGAAGATATACAGATCATAAAAAGGGTAGTTAGCAAAATCAAGTAAAAGCTCTGCAGCACTGTTAAGAGCGTGCGCACACCCGCCTGTTTTATTCTCTGCAGGTAGGCAAGTAAAAGAGTCATTCTTGGCGTACTCATTCCATTTAGGATCATCATTATCTATAACAGCATAAAGATCTGCACTTGCATTTGTGCCAACAAAAGATGCAGCTAATCTAGCCATGTTTTCAGGTCTGCCCCTAGTTGGCACTATAACGCAGCTCTTCATAGGAGAAGGGTATGCAGGTTATTTTTTAGTTATTAGGATTTCATAGAGCGTGTCTAACTTATTTTCAATTCTACAAATACGACCCTCAAGATTATGTTGGCCGTTATTATCAGGCTTAAGCTCTGATAAGTAATGCTTTACAAGCCATCTGACAGCTGCAATAAATGAGCCGACAATCGTTAAAAGTGCTACAGCTAAGGCCGCCATGTCATTGGAACTCATTCGCTATTACGGCCAAAGGCCTTATCTTGACCATCAAAATATCTAATTAAAGGTGCTACAAGTGCACCTGCCAAGATAGATAACTCCGGGCGCACATCTGCTACCAAAGCCAAAGCTGTGGTGACAGTGGCAGCGGCTACGCTGCGTGCATAAGATTTTACGATTGCTTTTTGTTTTGCGCTAAGTTTCATCATAGTCCTAACTGTTTGATTTTATCTATAACTTGTTCCTGGGTCAAAGCAATTTCAAAGTGCATCTCATCCTTACGCCTTTTGTAATTTCCACCCCAAGACAAACCATATTTGACTATAAGCAATTGTATAGTATTTGTTTGTTGTTTTGTAAATGTATTTGACTTACCTAAAGGGTGTTTTAAAGCATTTAAATCCACCGCTGTACCAGAGCTATGATTACTTAAAACTTTGTCAGAGCCTCTTGTCATTCTAAAGGCAAAACCCCAGTCATCTAATTGACCTTGATCTATAGGCTCTACCCAGCCATGAAAGTCTTGGCAAAAGGCAACAAGTATTGGTGCTACATCTTTTGCACATGCAATCTTTAATTTGGTGCCAGGTATAGCAAAAGACTTTATGCCTATGGCTTGTCTGTCTTCACTTGCCGGCCAGCCGTTTGGGCTTGTGAGCTCTCTAATACTGGCCATCATAATTTAATGCACAATCCCTCAAGATTATGATGTGAGGGTATTGAATTCCTCTTGAGTCAAACCCAAGCGTTTAAGTAATGCTGCTTTGGCTTGGGCTTTAGCAGCATCTTGTTCTGCCTTCCAAGCATCATACTGAGCAAAACCTGTTTCGAATTCTGCTTTAGTTATTGGCTCACACTCTATAAACTTTATTCCCTCATAATCCTCACCATAAATAGCCCATCCACCATTAGGATAAAGCATCTTGAGAACTTCATAACCTTTAGCCATTATGCACCTATTTCCATTAAAACCATTGAAGATGGGTCATTATTTGCTTGAACCCCAGCCTGAAAACTGTTATCTGAACTTCTAAATTGCGTTTTGTAAGTTGTGGCTGAAGTAGTTGCAGGGCTATCCCGATAATCTATTCCACTTGCGCCAACATTGTTAATTTCTGTAGCATTTGTAAATCCATAACTGGTAGCGGTTGATAAAATTACAGTTGCGCCCCTTAATAATCGCAAAGAAATTCCTGTGTTATCATCTTTTCTTAATCCACCTTGTTGAACCATAACTAAAATGGTTGAGGTAGCAGAGGTTGGTGTAATTGTTGCCGTCAATCCTGTATCAATAAAAGTGTTTGTGCTTGTGTTCACATTTGTTGCGTGGCTTGCATAAACTACCTGCAACACCTTGCCACCACCCGAAGGCGTAGCCCATTTTAATCCTAATGCTTCCGCTGAGTCGGCTGTTAAAACTTGATTGTTTGTGCCAATGGGGATGCGTGCATCTAATGTGCTAAAGCCATAAAGATCACCTTTGGTGGTTAGTGGTGATACTGCACCGGTTTGTATAAAGTCATAAAATATTGCAACACCTGTAGATACAAAATACAAAATACCTGCATCATTTGTTGGCAAGATTGCACTTCCGGCGGTTGAGACTGTAGCTGTACCGGCCGTAACTGTGCAGTTACCACTACCAAGATTTTGTATAAACACTGTGTCACCGGCGGCAAACAATCCAGTATTGACTGTAATTGTTGTAGCAGATGTAGATGTCATTGATATTGTTGTACCGGCATCTGCGGCTACCAAGGTATAACTTGCAGTCTTAGCTGATGCCGCACCGCCGCCAAGGGCTGTGGCCTGTAGGGATGTGAGCTGACTGGCCGTCAAAACTTGGCCGACTGTAAAGGTTTGCTTTGCCATTGATCTCCTAGTAACTCAAACTATCTTCATCTAATAAACCATCTACTGCTGAGTCTAGCAAAAAACCTACCGCAAAGGGTTGCGCACATGAGAATGTTACAAGAAAAGAATTAGGTGTAATTTGATATTGTACACCCGCTATAACGCTATCAGTGACCACATTGCCTGCAGGTAATGTTTGGGTAACCTCAATTGGATTAAAAATATCAAGCTCCAAAGCGGCAGTAACCCTTGCCGGATCCTCTGAGCTATAGGCATCTACAGTCAATGAATTCAGTTGTATATCAACACCCTGCTCTTTTCTTGAGGCAATAATCATCTGAGCTTGTTGTAAAGCATCTGCCTCAGTCTGCATGATGCCAGACCTGACCCGGCTATGTTGAAAATAATCATCAATGCTTGTCAAATCACTTGCAGTTTGACCAGAAAGACCGGCAGGCGTGACTGTAACCTTGTTGATCATTTGATAATCAGAGATGTCAAACTCAACCTGTTGGTAAGTAATATCTCCCGACAAAGCAACATCTGAGAATTTTGTCAAAGTACCACCTGAGTCTGTAATAATGTCTGACCTAGACATGAACTTAACAAAGCCTCTTTGATCTACATAAAGAGCCCCGGCCTCAGTCTGCTCTAACTCTTGCAGAGCTGCTAGTAAAGACCTTGAACTGCCAATGTCTGCCTGGACAGTTGTAGTAGCAGTTGCAGAGATCTCTCTCATGCCGCCTGGCCACTCCCCCGCATCCAACAAGCTACTGACTCTTTGAGCTGTAGTTTGCCCCGCACTGCCACCGCTGACTGAGGTAATTGTGGTCAGATTTAAAAGTTGAAAACCATCAACACAATTCAAGGTTACATAGGCAGGATCAAAACCTGTTGGACTTTGGTAATTCCACTCTTGCACATAAAAAGATCCTAGGTTGTAATTGATGCTGTTAAAAGTTGCGGTCATGCGGATTTTACGCATAGGCTTTATCTTGCCAAACAGAGGTGATCCGGTATTAGCCGGGTTAAATGTGCCTGTTTGATCTACAAATACAATCTTGGCACTGCCACCAATAAATGAGTCAGAGGATCTGTTGAAGGCACGCCTTATGTAGCACTGTGTAACAAAACTCGTAATATCTACAACATCCGCTGCTACTGTACCTAAAACTGCAAAGTCTAAAGGCGTGGCAGGGTCATCAAGTACAAGAGCAGGGTCAAAACTTGCGCCATTGCTAAAGTCAATCTCAGCTTTAAATATTGCCGCTGGCATTATCTACCCAGATTACTTAATTGAGTTACAGCTCCAGTGCGGTTGAGGTTATACAAAACATCTTGGATTACTGATTGCAATTGACCCTCTGAGATTACAGAGCCGGCAACATTTACAGTGACTCTTGTGCCCATGCTGCCCATGCGGTCTAGTGGGATGACAGCTTCAGCTCCGGCTTCACCAATTAAAGCTTGTGTTGGTCTTGTAACAATGCCGCCATCTGCCATAGCTATAAATTCTGGGATGTTGCGCCTTCCCCTACCAGTCAATTCACCGGTCACTGGATCAATAACTGCAGGCATCTCTCTTATGTAATCATCTGGTATTTTATTTGTAGCATTTACCTTTTCTTGTAATTTTAGAATAGTATCTGTAGCTTTTTTTAGATTGTTTAGAACTTGTTCATTTGTTGTAGCTTGTGTCACTGGGGTCACAGTTGGCAGTTTAACTTGACTCAACAAAGCAAGCATTTTTTTAAGTTCTTCATTGGCGGCAAAAAGTTCTTGTAGATAGAGTGTGACTCCCGTAGTAGTCATACCCCACTTTTTTGCTAACATCTCTACCTCTGCAGTAGATATTTTGCCATCCGCAATTACTTGTAAGACATCTGCATATTTTTGGGCTTCATCAACAGCCTCTTTTGTGCCATCTCTTAGTTTTTGCAAAATCTTTACACGCACCTCATCCTCAGCACTTAGCTTGCGGCTCAAGGCAGCCTGTAGGTTGATGCGGTCTAGGTCAAACATAGACTCAATCTCGGCTTTTTTCTTAGCTAGGGCAGCTTGAGCAGCCTGCTCTTTTGTACTTGCTTTTTGCCTTGCCAGGATATCGGCTTGTATTTTTTTTAGCATTTGATCTTGTGTTAATTTTTTCTTGCCAAACTTTTCTTGTAATTCCAAAGCATCAATAGTTTGTTGAGATAAGCCTAAATAACCTTTAGCAGCAAGGTATTGTTTTTGTCTTATCTTAAATCCTTCAGTACCAAGATCTTCAAAGGTTGTATTTAGAGCACTAAGAAAACCTTTGTCACTTACAGTTTTGCCAAAGCCTATAAATACATCACCAATACCACCGGCAACAGACTCTAAAACTAAACCAAAAGTTTTAAGATTATCAGTGCCAGTTACTATGTAAGATGCGCTGGTTAAAAATCCTTGGCCTAAAGTCTCAGTAGCTTCTCCGGCACTTATTTTAAATGATTTTAACTGGCCTTCAAAAGTCTCCGTAGATGCCTCAGCTGCACCTGCATACTTGTCTAAATTTATTAAAAGTTTTTCAAACCCCATAGCCTTGGCTTCGGCTGCAGTAAAGCCAACCCCTAAAGTACCTATTGCCTTAAAGTTGCCTATAGCTGCCTTGGTAATTGCATCAAGGACTGAACCTAAATCTGCACCGGTACCGGCTGAGATGTCTAAAGATTTTTGTAATAAAAACTGTGAGCTGTCAAGATCACCAGTTTGTGCTATCAATTGTCTAAGAGCCGGGACAAGCTGATCCTCAGTAACATTTGTAACCTTTTGTAAATTATCTATAAACTCTTTGACATTCGGTAGTAACCCCTCTGCACCTATTGTTTGTAGAGTTAGTCTTAATTGTTTATCTAATTTTTCTTGGGCAAGGGCGGCCTGAATTGAGTTTGTGCCAAGCTTGAGCAAACCAATACCAGCGGCTATTGCTCCAGCGTAGAGACCGGCTTTCAAGGCTCTTCTACTTTTGGCTACTGTTTTATCAAAACCCTTGAGCTCTTTTGTGGCTCGGTCTAAGCCTTTTTTGTCAAACTTAGTTAAAAAATTGACTACTACATTCTGACTTAATGCCATTTTTAACCTCTAAAGTTTTCGCCCAGATATTTTTTTAATACTCCATACAGGTTAGCATGAACTTGTGAAGCCATCTCATAAGCGGCTCTATAAACAAGTCTAGGTTTTTCGGCCTTGCCAACCTTCGCAATAAACAAATTGCTTGCATCCTTATTGCGGCTGACTCTCCTTGTTTTACCTTTACTGCGTGCGGTGCCAAAACCGGCTAACTCATAAATAATACCTGGTACAGATCTACTCTGTAATGACAAGGCACTCACTCCAAACTCAGCCCCCTTGATGCGTTGCACTTTAGTTTTGGCCTCTGTTACAAAAATCCCTTGTACTACTTTATCTCTTGACCATTGCCATCTTGACTCACTTGTTTTGCCATAAGTTCTACCTCTATGAGTAGTGTCAGTAGCCCAACCCCAGGCAGGTGGATAGTAAGGCTTTGTGTCACGCCATCCAGGAAATACTTGATTAGGTACAAAACTTTGAGCTTTACGCTGTACAGGTTTAACCGCTTTTTTTAATTCTTGTCTAAACTTTTTGGCTAACTTGGCATCCATCTCTTTTAGCCGGGCGTTGAGTGCGTCAAAGTTTTTGATGTAGATGGCATCATTTACTTTAAACTCAACCATTATTTACGCCTCATTGTCTTAGACTGTTGGCTTCTTTCTTGCAAGATTGCTTTGATGGCAAGATACATTGCCGGATCAACCTCTAATAAATCTTTAGGGCTGATACCTGTAGCCACCGACACAGATGCAATCTCCCATATCTGTCCATGTCGGTCTA